AAAAATAATTTAGATGAAACCTATTCCAACAATTAAAGAATTATACACCAATATTTCAAATGACTTGCGTAGTAAGCTTAATCTGCAAATAGATTATCTTAAAAAAACATTAGATGCATTTTCTGTGGTAATGTCTGGATTCTTTCATTTAGCATATTTATATTTAAGTGATGTTCAGGACAATATTTTTCCGGATAAAGCCACAACTGCAGATCAGGGAGGAACGCTTGAGAGACAAGGAATAATTTATATGAATAGAAATCCTTTTCCAGATTCCATTGGTTCATTTAAGCTTGGAGTAACGGGAGTGGCCGGATCTATACTTAGAGTTAATTTGACGTTCAAGTCTAATGAAGGTGCATTGAATCCAGGGCAATTATATATTTTAGATTCTGAATATGAATTGACTGGAACTGATGATGAAATTGAAGTTCGTTCAGTAGGAGCCGGAGTCGAATATAATCTAAATGTTGATGATGAGCTTACCATTACTGAACCTGTTATTGGAGTTGACAAAACGGTTTCTGTTTTAGAGATTTTAGAACAACCGAAAGCCGGAGAAACCACAGAGCTTTACAGACAGGCAATTTTAAATGCAATTCAGTTGGAGCCACAAGGAGGTTCGAGAGCAGATTATCGCCAATGGAGCACCGATGCTCAGGGAGTCAGATTAGTTTATCCTTATGTTAGAGATGTTGATACTGGAACGATTGATTTGTATGTTGAGGCCACATTGGTAGATAGCGCAGATGGTAAAGGAACTCCAACAGCAGAAATATTGGAAGAGGTGGAAGAGGTTATCGAAATGGACCCTGATGTTACAAAACCAATATACGAAAGGGGCCGTAGGCCAATGCAGGCTGATCCAAATGTTCTGCCAATTGTTTTAGTTCCGGTTGACATTCAAATCTTAGGATTAAGCGACAGTTCTACTTCTGTTCAAGAGACGATCGAAAGCAGTATTGTAGATTTTCTTTATGATGTTAGGCCTTTCATTGCAGGAGCAGATTTGAGAAGAAACAAAAACGATATTTTGTATTCTGGAAAACTTCAAGGGATCGTTACAGATGCTTTAATTAATGGAAATTTTTTCAATGTTTTAAATTTGTCTGTAGATGGTAATTTGGTTACATCATACGAATTTACTCTTGGAAACATTCCTTATTTACGAAACCTAACATTCGCATAATATGTATGAAGTAACCGAAAAAAGTACCGTACACGGAAATAAAACACCTCACGGTTTTAAAACGCCACATAGATTTCCAGTTTCCGGAATAGCTAACCTTGCATTTATAATGTCTGATTTAGCTTCGCAATTATATCCTACAGGAAGAGCTTTTAATATGATCAAAGGCAGTGTTATGGATAACCTGCATTTAGCTTTTAACGTCAGTTTTATCAGATTTATAAATGACTGTAAATCTACCATTGATTCTACTTTTCCGGATAACAACAATTTTACTGCTGACGATTGCACATTATGGGAATATCGATTTGGAATTGTGACAGATACTTCATTGCCTTTGTCAGATAGAAAGGCTGCCATTTTCAGAAGAATGGGAAGAGGTAGAAATGTTCCGGCCAGACAACACAAAAACTATATTGAATATCAGTTACAAACAGCAGGATTTGATGTTTATGTTTTTGAAAATGGATTCATTGAAGGAGGAGTAAAAGTCTATAAAAAGCCGGAGGACATTGTTGCAGGAGGAGCCGGAATTGTACAGCATGGTGGAGATTCACAGCATGGTATCGGATTGCAACATGGAGGAGGTATTTCTCAGGTAATTGCTAATTCATATAAGCCAAATGAACCTTACTCTGTTGCAGACGAAAGATTGTGGGCAACATTTTTTATTGGTGGGCCGGTTCTGGGAGACATGGCAAACATTCCGCTTAAGAGACAGGAAGAATTTAGGGAGTTAGTATTGAAGTTGAAACCTGCACATCTTGCAGCGTTTACTTTTATTAATTATGTGTAATTTTGTTTAAAATAAAAAAATATGATACCATTAAAGAATAATATAAATGTAGACAATAGTGATCCTGCTAATTATCCTGATGGGAGAATAAAAGACAACACAGGAACCGGAAATGGTACACCTGTAAACAGGAACGTTTATGGCGATCTTCATGCCAACATTTCAAAAGCAATGAGGCTATATGGAATAGCTCCAACCGAATTGCCGGATAATGAAACAAATGGATATCAAATCATAGATGCTTTTGTCGCATTAGCCTCCAAAAATGATTTTATTTATTCCTTAACAACCGATGGAACAAAGTTAAATGTTGGAATTAAGTTGGCTTTCATGAAGGAAAATGAATTTTTAATTTGTAAAGCTGCTGCAAATAAAGGTGCAGAAACAACAATAACAGGTATTGATCCAGGTGATTTTGCTGTTGCATATTCAGGAAATTTTAAAACTAACGAATATGTTAGGCTTATAAAAACCAATGTTGGAGTTTCAATAATTAGAATTGCTGATTGGGAGAGTTTGAATGCTATGGTTGCTGATTTCCTTTATTTAAAAAAAGCGTCTCAGGAGCAAGAGGATGCCGGAGCAGTAGATACAGTTGCAACAACTCCTTTAGTAAATAAAGTTACATTTGCCAAACGTGTAAACGGAGATGATTCAGATGATTATTTGGCAAGTCATACGCAAAACGGACTTCTTTCTAAAGAGCAATGGGATATTTTAAATTCAATTGGAGCCAGTCCGGTTAAAAATATAGGATGGTTTAGCGGACTGGACGTTGGAGACACGATCGGAGCGTTGCCTGTAAGTGGAAATTTAACTGCTGCCACAGCAGCCAAACCTTCTACCGGAAATAGTATTGTAACAGTCACTTTGCAAAATGCAATGGCTAACCTAAATTATTATGTTAGAGCCTTTATACAAGGAGAAACGGCCAGTGTAAACCAGAGTAACGATGTTGGAGCACCTGTTTTCAAGGTAGTTTCCACAACTCAATTTCAATTAGGATTGAGAGAGATAGATGGGGATGTTCAAAATCTAAAAGTACATATTGAAGTAGTTCAATTATAATTATAAAAATTCATCAATGAGAACAATAAAACAATTAGCAGTACCACAAAATGCAGATCCTAAATTTCCGCAGTCTACCATTCTAAATGAAACAGAAACTAATGATGGAACGCCAGTTGTAGAAGAAATTTATGGTGATGTTTTGACAAACATTTACAAAGTTTTAGAAACGGCAGGAATAGTTCCAACAGGAACACAAGACAGCGACACTTCTCAATATCAATTTTTAGAAGCTTTAAGAAATTTACCAAATTTACTTAATGACTCCGAGAAGGTTTTGACGTTATCTGGTTCTGAATGGACTGTTCCTCTTAAGTTAGAAATATTGCCAAATAAATATTTTTTTATTGCAAGAGCTTCTGAGGCTTATTCTAACGGAGCATCTTACACCTTTAAAGGTTCAGGAGCAACAGTATATCCTTTTTCAAGTGCAGGATTTAAAGGATCTGATGAGTTATTAGTTATAATTGATCAATCAGGAGTAAGAGCATACTCTCTTTCATTCTTAGACACTTCTACAGATGAAATTTCTACTGTAATGGGGTTGCCAATATCCTTCAATGATAGTAACAAAATGTATTATCAATCGGATGGAAACCTTATAAGTGACGTGCCAAGTATTGATTATCTGGAATCTATTGTAAGGGTAGATGTTTCAGATGGTACAGTTTTGGTTAAGGATATTATAATTTCAAACGGATTCGTAATTTGTTTTTGCTTAATTCCAGGAACTAACACATATTTTTTCAGACATTTCGATTTGATAGATTTAAGTGAATCTTTTCCTGTTGCGTTGGTGGGAACTACTTTTGGGAATTCTAGTGATTTTGACCCTCATGTATATGCGAAACAAGGATTTTTATACATAACAAATGCAATGAACAATTCTGCAAATGATTATGCAATCACTAAATTATCTTATAACCCGACTACAGCAGAATTAACACTTGTTTCAACAGTGAATTTAGATGCTTCTTTTGTTAAAACATCTAATGCCGTAGTAAAATTAGAATTGTTATACACTTTAGTAACGGGGGTTTTAAGCTCATACAGCTTCGCCACAGGCGCAAAAGTTGTTTTG